ATTCACACAAGATGCACTGGTAGAGGCAGGCTTAGTTAAGGATGATAACAAGAAATTCATCAAGGCTGTACGCATAGAACCAGCCAGCGATATACCTAAAGACACATCTGTCATTTTAATAGAGGGTAAAATTTTTAAATAAAATTTGTAGGAGAAGTTCTTTTTTTTATTCCTTTGACTTGTTAAACAAAAACAAAGAGCAATGAAAACAAGAACAGAGAGAACAAAGGTTTACGGAGATTGGGGACAACTACAAGGTATTTTAGTTTACAACTATGTAAGAGTCAAGGACTTTGGCGCACAATGGGCGCAATGGGAGTTGGTTAACAACTACTTTGTAAGCAACGAGAGTTACAAAAAAGATATAGTTTAATAAACAGCAGGGGCGGTGTAACAGCCGCCCTTATTTAAACAACAAGAGCAATGAGAAATTTTAAACAATACCCAGTAACCATAAATGGCCTGCAGTTTTTTGTGCAGTATTTAGGTAGCCAAGTAGAGGGCCAACTTAAGTGGCATATTACATCACCAGATATTATTGATATTGACCAAGATATAGACACGCTTTGGCACACAAAGCAAGAGGCTGTACAGGCGATACAAGAATTAGTAGCGTAAATAAATAAAGCAATGAATACAGAAAACATTTACCAAGTCCTAGATGACTTAGAAACCTTTGCTGCTAACATAGGCAGCGAATGGATGAAGGAGCGCCTAGCTATGCTAGAGGCTCAAATTGCAAACCTAGAAAATCAATCAACATTATGAAAACAGCAAAAGTAGTATCAGTTTCTCCAAAGGGGGACTTTGCCTTTAACGGCAAAACATTTTACAAATTCTTTGTAACGCTAGATAATGGCGATAGCGGAGAGTACAACAGCGTTAAGGCAGACCAAGATAAGTTCGTTGCAGGCGCAGAAGTTGAGTATGAGATTACTAGCAACCAGTACGGCAATAAGATTAAGCCAGTATACAATGCTGGAGGTGGTGGCTACAGCAAGCCTAGTTACTCAGGTAACAATGATGACAAGCAGAAAATGATTGTTAAGCAGTCGTGCTTAAAAGCAGCAGTTGATTTGCTAAAGGATAAGGGTGCTAAAAGCACAGATGTACTTAAGGTTGCTGATGCGTTTGTGGAGTGGGTTCTGGAACAGCCCAAGCAGGAAACAAACTACAACACGCATTTCAGCAGCCGAGAGGAGAAAATAGAAACAGCGCAAGCCATTGCAAGTGGCGAGCCAGTAGGTGATGACTTACCATTCTAAATACTCGTGTTAAGTAGTAAAGAGGGGTTGGCAATTATGCCGCCCCTTTTTTTTGACCCAATAAAAAAAGATACCTACATTCACGACTATGATACACAAGCACATTATAAAATCCGACCAAACCCTACGCTACTTAGAGAGAGCAAGAGAGGGCAAAATTAGCGAGGCCTCAAGGTTTGGGGTTCCTGAAATAGATGACTTTTTACGCTTTAAAAAGGGCAACTTTATTGTCGTTACTGGACATGCCAATGTCGGTAAGACACACACGATGAGTTACCTGCAGTTGTTACACACATTAGAGAACGGCACTAAGTGGCTTATTTACTCCAGTGAGAACGAGGTTCAAAGCCTACAGCGTAAGTTAATTGAGTTTTTGGCTGGCAAGCCAATAAACCAAATAGATGAGCAAACCTTCTGGAGGCACCATAGCTTTGTAGAGGGCCACTGGGCCTTTATAGATAGCGAGTTAATAGTAAATGCATTTGAGTTGCTAGAGATAGCTAGGGAGGTTTATGATGCTTGGGAGTTTCAGGGTATGATGATTGACCCTTACAACAGCCTTACCATACGCAAGGAGGACTTAAAGGGGATAAGCACCCACGATTATCATTATGAGGTTACAAGCTATATTAGAAAGTTCTGTAAGGAATATGGTGTTACTACCATACTAAACACACACCCAGCAACAGAGGCCCTTAGAAAGGTGCATAAGGCAGGACACGAATACGCTAACCACACAATGCCACCTATGGCGAGTGATGTTGAAGGAGGCGGTAAATTTGTCAACCGCTCAGATGAATTCTTTGTAATCCATAGATACACGCAGCATGCACAAGATTGGGTATACACGGATATACATGTGCGCAAGGTTAAAGAGTTGGAAAGTGGTGGTAGGCCCACGCCATTAGATGCTCCAGTAAGGCTAGCCTCAACGGCAGGCAATTGTGGCTTTACAATAAATGGCTTAAATTTAGTAACTAAAGAAAGACAAATAGATGAATCTCCATTTTGAGGGTAACAGGCTTTACTATATGGAAAAGGAAGCTGAATTGCACAGGGCGCTAGATTACTTAAGCAAGGAATTAAGCGATAGGGAGGCAATGACTAAGGAGCAGTTGTGGGATGTTTTCCATATTTGCGCAGATACTTCTGCAGTGTATAGGCACATTACAGACTACTTCACTACACTGGACAAATTGATACTAGATGCTCGCATAACTAATGACAAGTTAAAGCAGGAGTTGTACGACTTAAAAAAGGAGAACACACGCCTTAACAAGGCGCTTGAAAATTATATGGATGAATTTTAATAATATGAAAACAATTAACAGCTTATCAGGTGGTAAGACATCAAGTTATATAGCGGCCAATTACCCTGCGGACTATGATGTTTTTTCATTGGTGCGTGTAGAGGATAAAAAGTGTCAGTTTCCAGATGCTAAAATTAGACAATTAGTTGAGGATAGAATACAAGCGCCATTTATTGGTACAGCAGAAGATGATACCATTATCTACACAATGCTTGACCTTGAGCAGTATATTGGTAGACCTATTACTTGGGTTACAGGTAAAACTTTTGAAGAAGTTATAAAATCAAAAAAAACATCAAGCGGTGGTTATTACTTGCCTAATAAGGTTACTCGTTACTGCACTACAGATTTAAAAACAACCCCTATAGCTGAGTGGAGATATAAAAATATACAGGGCAGTGCCTTGATGCGCTTTGGTTATCGTGCTAATGAGCAGGGCAGAGCAAAGCGTATGATGGAGAAGACAAATGACAACGGCATGACTGAAGTTAAGATTATTGTAGGTCGTACAAAGACAGGTACTCAAAACAAGTGGAAAACTATTGAGTATTGCAAGCCAGAGTTTCCCTTAATAACGGCAAATGTTTATAAAGATACTATTGAGGAATTCTGGAAAGACAAGTCTGTAAGGTTTGCATATATGAATAATTGTGTAGGATGTTGGTGGCGCAGCCCGCTACTATTAAAAAAGATGCATGAGAAGCACCCTGACAAAATGCAGTGGTTTGCTGACATTGAGGAAGAAGCTGGCAGTACCTTTCGCTCTGATGTTAAGTATAGTGATGTCATAAAATGGAAGCCGCAGATAGAATTGTTTGATAGTGATTTTAATGAATGTGATTCAGGATATTGTGGACTTTAAAAGAAGGATATTAAACGGCCAAAGGTTTATAGTAAGTGGAATGGAATTTGTGTGTATTGAGACACACGCTTACTTACAAACTAGGGTAGATGGCGAGGAGTCGGATATTGATGTAAGCAGCAGCTATTACATAGTGCGCAACACCTCCACAGGCAAGCTACACCGCATTCCTTTTGCTAGGATAATTGAGAAGGATGATGCAGGGGAAATTACCTACAAAAGGTAGACTTGCTTTTTCACACTCAAGTAGTTATATTGTAAGCATCTAAAAATAAATAAGATGCAAATTGAGTTGACCCCTATTACTGGTGTTTTGATTGGCGTTAATTACGCTTACTATGAGCCTACTGAGGAATTAGGTGGTTTAAACTTGTTGCAGGTATGCTGTGGCCTTTTTGTGTTGAACATATCATGGGCAGGATAGAAAGGTTTTACAGAAAGAATTTTAAACGCCTCACAGGCTTTATAAAGGAGTATACTGATGGCAGTTACAGCATAGCTGGCGATATAGTACAAATGGTTTTCTTACGCCTTCTGGAAATGGAGGCGGAGGGTAGGACTAACTTTTACGATGAGGAGGACAGCCTAAATTTCTTTTATGTGTACCGCAGTTGCATCAACACTGCACTTAAATACCAAAGGGCAAAGCGCAAGGTGAATAAAGTAAGCCTTGAGGACTTAGAGATTGATTTCTTACAATACGAAACCTTTCCAGAGGAGCGACAAGCAATGGAGCGCCTACTAAATTATATGGAACAGGAGATGGAGGACTTTCATTGGTATGATGCCAAAATGGTACGCATACATATGGAGGGCACCAGTATGAATAAAATACATAGGGAAACGAGCATAGGATTAACAAGCATTAAGAATACTATTAAAAATGGCAAAGCAAGAATCTACGACAACCTCCAAGAGCACTGGGAAGACTATACCAACGGAGACTACGAGCAAATCTAAAAAGGGCCGCCCAAAAGGCAGCAAGAATAAGCCTAAGGGATTGGGTGATACTATTGAGCAGATAACTACAGCTACTGGAATTAAGAAAGTAGTTAAGGCTGTAGTAGGTGAGGATTGTGGTTGTGATGCTAGGAAAGAAAAGCTTAATAAGCTGTTTCCATATAGCCGTACCCCTGAGTGTTTAGAGGAGGATGAGATAGCTTATTTGTCCAGTGGCGTGCTGCGTAAAAGCACACTCAAACACGAGGACAGAGAGCGCATTGCGCAAATACACGCTAGAGTATTTAATCATAAGTTTGATGTGCCCTGCACCTGCAGTCCTAAGATATGGATGCAATGGATGCGCCAACTGCAAGAGTTGTTAGATGCAACTGCGTAACTATTTAAAAGATAAACGCAAGCTAACTGAGAGCCGTACCGCCATATGTGTTGAAGTAGGTAAAACAGGTGAAGCCCTGTTTAAGGAGATTACTGGAGCCCACAAATCTAGCCTAGCTGATGATAAGCAGCACATTGACTTTTACTGGGAGGAAAAAAAGGTAGATGTAAAGGGGCTAAAGAAGATGCACCTTACTGGATACATACTCCTAGAGTTTATGAATGTCTGGGGTGGTGATGGCTGGTGCAGCAAAAAAAGCAAGGCCGAGTATATAGCCTTCCAGTTTCCAGATGCCTTTTATGTGTTTAGAAAGAAGCACCTGAGGGTGCGTGCATTAGATATGTGCGAGGTGTATAGCCCTGAGGCGGTTACACGCCAAAATTATATACCCTATGAAAAGGGGTTGTACAAATGGCTAGGCAGGTGGAATGCGCAGGATGTGTTTACTTACCTGAAGTTTAGTGATGTTGAGGATTTGATTTTTGAAGTGTTACCATATAAAATACAGGAATGATACTTATACTATTTGGCATAGGTTTAGGCTTTGCCCTTAACCAGAACAGACAGATACAAAGGCGTTTAGATGATGTAGAGGAATTCTTGCATCAAAAGTTTTTTGAGGACGAGGAGTAGTTATTTACAAAATTGTTTATATTAGCACCATAAACAATGAGCAATGAAACTATTAAACGAAACTGATGCCCTTGCAGTAAT